GATTTCACCCAGCAGCTTTGCAGGATTAGGGTCAACAAACCCATTTTCCTCACACGCCGACAAAGCGATCTCCATGATCGCATCTACGTCCTCCGGCGTGCCAACCCTGATGCCAATATCTTCAGACATAAGCTAGTCCTTAGCGGGGCCGGGTAGGTTCTTTAAGGTTTGGACCGTCTTGGCCCGCATCTTTTTCACAAAGTGGTCCAGAACCTTGTGCCCCTCATCCAAGGTTCCATTTCCAATTCGCGTTACGTCGTCGGGGTGAATCACATATTCACCGCCTGCCGCTATGATAGGAACGATCTCACCAGTCTCTCCCCCTTTTGCCCGCGCCAACGGAATACCTTGTTCGGGCCCAAACAGTTCATTAGCGACCTTAAATCCCGCCATGGTGTTGCCTTCACCCATGGCCGAAATGATGTCAGCCGGGATGACATACGATCCAGAGTGGACGTGCATCGGTAGATGGTCGGTGCGGCCAGCGACAGGCGAATGGATCGGGCCGACGTGAACTTTCTCTGTGGTCGTGACGTTGCCGCCAAACGCTCTTTTGGCGCGGGCCTGTCTTGCCACATTCAGTGCAATCGCCACGGCCTGCTTCTGCGGCTTGCCGGAATGAACAAGCTCGGAAATGTTCTCGCTAACCGTTTCTTTGGATGAACCTTTCTTGAGCGGCATGGATCACCCCAAAGAGTACGTGACGTTGATGGATTGGCCCGTACCCGGCGAGACGACCAAGCCGTTCGTGAAGATTTGACCAGAAAGATAGATGCCAATCGTATTCGGAACCGCTGCAAGCTGAGATGATGCAGCCGGGCTAACAGTTGTGTTGTTGTTATAAATTGCGCCGGCAGATGAGCCGGCAACAACAACCGCAAAATTAACCAGACGCCCAAAGCCGGCGATTACAACGGTATCAGACGTAACGGTGATGGACGTATTGGTTCCGCTATTACGAACCGTCGTCTGGTTCAGCGCGTTGATGCCAACTACGCCGTTCTTCTGGGTAGTGAGGATGTCGCTAAGGGAGGCCATCAGAATTTCCCATCCGGTTGCCAGCGGTAGCGCATGTTGCCAAGACGCCAGAACGTGCCAACGTCATTGCTCTCAATCTTCATGGAAACAAGCCTGCCACGAAGTCTGGGCGTCACGTATTGCGTGGCTTGAGTCAGATTAAACGGGCCATAGGCAATAGGCGTGTCGCCAGCATACTGGGTTACATAGAAGGTGAGCAGCAAGTTGGCGTTCTGCGTTCCGCCGTAGTAGCCCCACTTAGCGTCGGGCCACCATTGGTCAATGAACGTAAGAAGATCGCCATCTTGAAGCTGGAAGTAGCCGGTCTGGAAGTATGAGTTCATCGCCTGACCGTCAGCGTCAGTAGATGTCTCATGCTGATAGATGAACCGGTTGTCACCCGCGCCAATCGGGGCTCCGAGGACCGACTGATTGATCCATGCCGTCCTGCCAAGAGCGCCAAAGTCCCAGCTATCAAGATAGATGTTGTACTTGACGTAGTGGCTGACTTCGCCGCCGTTGCTGTTGGTCGGGTAATACCAAGTTATTTCACCAAACCGGCTGTTCGGCGCAATCCTGATCTTATCAAGATTGCTCGTGTCCAAGTCTTGGAACACAACGTCCCAAATGGGGCAAGCAATCGGCTCAGGGCCGGAGCCAGCCAAACGGAAGAATTGCGACTGGCTCATCCAGTACACAACGCCGTTCATAGAGCTGGCAGCTTTTCTGGAGATTAGACCGCAACCGGTGCCGATCTCATTGAAAGCGTACACGTCCGGGTATCCGACGTACTGCATCGCCCATATGGCGAGGTCGGTCCAGATAAGACCTTGTTGCGGTCCCTGAATACAGCCGACGATCCTTGACCCCTTCGGAATACGATAGGAGCCGGCAAGATTGGTCGGGCTTGCGATCCAGACGTTATAATTCTGAACATCGCACCAGCGGATCAGAAGCGAGTCCTGAATGCCGGTGAATGTGGAGCCCCACGCAATAATCTGACGTTGAGGCATGGCGACGAACATGCCGTCATTGACTGGAGGTGCCTGCGGAATGATCGTGGCGACCGGATCGCCAGCACTGGAAATCCACTGATAAATCCCCCCGCCAACAGGGCAGGCAAGGAAGTTCTCACCCCAGTTGTCTAGGGTCCAGTCTGAAACATCAAAGATGCCCGGCAGGTCAAAGAGAGTGATTGTGCCAGCAACAGTCTGCGCACCAGTGGCGGCAGATGCGACATCAATCGTATTGGAAGCGATCAAGCCACCAGAAACATACGCCGAGGCAGTGGCGGAAGAATACGAGACAGTCGCCTGTGTGCTAGTGCCGGTTATCTGAGTGGATACAACGGTTTGCGAAATTGAAACTATGTATGTACCAGCGCCGCCCGTGGCTGTACCAAGAGCTGTTATTACCGTTCCAGACGCAACCCCAGTGCCGGAAATAACTTGCCCAACTGCAAAGGTGCCGGTGATTGTTCCCGCAATAGTAAGCGTTGTTCCGCTAATTGAGCCAGAAGTTGAAACCGCTACTTCTGTTTTTGATGAAGATGCTACAACTGTGTGCGTACCATTGTACGCGCCCGGATTTACAGCGGACAAGGTGAACACTGTGCCAACTTCAATAGCATCCGTACCAGTATGAGATACGGTGACTGTGGTTCCGTTTCCAACAACACCCGTCACAGAACCGGTGTTAGATGTCGAGTCCAAAACGGTATAAGTACCGTTATATGAAGACGGAGTAATTCCCGCGACAGTGACGGACGTTCCAATGGGAATGGCAGTGTTAGTGCTATGACTAATGGTAGCTGTTACACCATCACCCTTGGTTCCAATGGTCGCACACACTCTAAACGCAGAAGGAGTGATTCCGGTTCCATAGCCGCCGACGCCATATCCTGCCACACCATACCCAGTGCCGGCGGCAACAGGGCCGATCCCGTTGAAGTACGTATAACGGGCAAGACCGCTGTTAATAGTTACGGTCTGAGTTGAGGATGCAGTTACGCTGCCACTGATCGTGAAGTTGTTGGCGTCAACAACATCAACGACAGTGTAGTTGCCATAAATAGTGATGCCACCCACATCTGTGGACACAAGGAAAGTAGCAGTGTCGTAAAGAGCATACTGGTGAGCAGTAAGCTGCACATTGACAAATGAGCTACCGGTCGTGGACGCAAAGATAGGTATACTGCCACCGTTTGTGACAGTTGAAGTCGCATTCTGAAGATCGCCAAGAACATCCGTGGCAATGATGCTGTAGGTGTTTGCGCTAATAGCAGTGCATTGATAAAGGCCCTGAATGCGCAGGCCACCAACCGTGATCTGAGTTGAAATCAGAACAGCGTCAAAGTTGTCAATGTTGCTGTTCGGGTCGGTGATCGTGACGACAGGGCTACCCGATACAGTCGAGACGCTAACCGCTGGATTCACAACCAGTATTTCAGGCGTGATATTCCTAAGAGAGTTGTTAACAATAACGTTTAAGGAGTCTTCAGCGCCAACGCCGAGATAATCCTGATCGTTCAGTGTTTGCCAAGCGTGCAGAGCGCGGACGATTGAATCTATCTGGTTAGGATAGAACTTAGTCCAGCCGCCAAGTTTCTGAACGAGGCCAAGGCCGCTCCTGTCAGGAATAAACCGGACAAGGTTTGACTCTGAAATTGCCGCCTCGTTCAATGCGAGCGTTTTATTCTGGTCAACACCCGGAATAAGTTTGAGCGATGCGTGCGGCATTTATTGCCCCCGCGACGGGGTAGCGGCAACCGCCGGCGACATGGAGGACCAAGCGCCAGACTGAAACTTCTTGCGCGCCTCTTCCACAACAGCCGGGCCAAGGAGGGCCTGATACTGGCTCTCGTAAGATTGCGCCATGGCGGGGTCATCCGACTGACGGCCAAAATTGCGCTGGTAGCCAGACACGTAAATCATGCTCGCCATGATGAAGAGGTCAGGCAGATACAGACTGATAAATGTTTCGGTGTTAGCAGCCGACAAGCTGGCAGGACGGATCGTGCCAACGATCTCAACCGTGTAATTATTGTCAGGCCACGGACCAACGATCATGTTGCTTTGGTCAATCATGGCAAAATACTGCGGCGTAGATGCCCCAGACAGACTGGTGTAAATCGTGTTCAGGTATTCTTTGGTCACAGGCAGCAACGGGACTCGCGTGCCAAGCTCCGGGTTGGACGTGCCAACAGGAAGAATGACATTTACTTCCTGAATGGTCACGAACGTGGACGCTGGAACGGTCAGGTTGCGATTGCCGGTCGCCAAAGAATACGACGTGTTAGGCGTAACCGTGCTGAGAAGGTCAAGATCGCGATAGATTCGGTTCTCAGCGTATGTGATGGTCTGAGGCAGAATTGTCAGGAAATTAGGATCAGTCTCAGAAACAACCGCCAAGGTCGCAATCTGGGTCTTATAGGTGGAGTAGGTAAGACCTGTAGTCACGGTTAAGCCTCGCGGTTTTGCTCATGATACCACTTATTTGGCGTCGTGACACCACGCCTCACGCTTGGCGTTGTTGATCTTAATTTCCCCAATAGTCTGATCGGTGTCTTTTTTAGACCACGAGATGTCACGCCAAATAGCGCAGACCTTAGTGTTCGTGTTCTCAGTCCCGACGATGCCCGTCAGACTCGCGCAGCCGTTCAGGACTAAGATTGACGGAACTAGCAGCATCCAGCGCATCTTTGGTCCTTTCAATAATATCAGCCTGAGCCCTAGCCTTCATGTCCTCTATGGCGTCCGCCCTGATCTTTAGGTAGACGCCGCCAAGCGCCATAAGAATAACCCCGCCAATCAGGAGGTACCGGCCCAGAGGGCTAAATAAAAGGCCGATCATGCGCCCTCCTCATCAAGCCTCTGCTTGCGGAAATACCAGATCGCGCCAGCCGCCACCATGATAATGAGACAGACCAGAGCCGTGCCGCTCATGGCGGACAGGATGCTCCCACCCTCTTTCACGATGGGCATGACCTCCTGAACCACAGCAATCGCGCCCGCGCCGCCGGCAATGACCGCACCATTCGCCTCCTTGGACTGCACGATGCTCTTCTTCGGCACCGGCATGTCAGGTTCAGCACGAGCCTCGTCGTTGCAAACCGGCTGCTCAGTCTCAAGACCGCGCCACAGCTTAACTTCTGCGCGACGGCGGCGCACCAGACCCGGAAGCTCTTTGCCACCGCCACGGGTCCATTTCATGAACTCGGCGGGAACGTCGTCAAAACGCTCCTCATTGACGCGCTTCAGAAGCGTAGACTTGGCAAGGGCACCGACGCCAGCGTTGTACGCAAAGTCCACAAGGGCATCAAACT